CAGGGAACGATGTCAGCGAAACAACAGAGATCGTTGTTCTTGGTTGATCCAAAAGAGGCCTTCATCAAGCCTGAGGATCACGGGCCGGAAAAGGTCGCGTCAGGTCGGTTTCGCATTATATGGTTAGCTTCCTTGGTAGATACCATCTGCCAAATGCTTGGGAGTTACAATGCTACCAAGACTGACATAGACCAGTACCAGCAGAAAGGCTCGAAGACCATTCATGGGCTCGGCTCCGGACACCACAAGGAGGGTGTCGAGCATTTCATCCAGCGCGTACAGCAGGGTGCAGGCAGCCTTGAAGTCGTTAGCACCGACGCTTCCGGCTTCGATATGTCGGTGCCGCGCCTAGGCATACTCCTGGACGCCGAGCGGAAGCTCCAGACTGTGAGTGCCAAGCCTACCGCTTTCACCCACACGTTTCCAGAAGACGCAGGACAGTCGCCGATCTCGGACGAGGATGTAAGAGCGATCCACGAAGCGTCCGCCATTATGTTCTATGGAGATGCGTTCGCACATAGCGCGCATTCCATTAACTTCTTTGGCGAAGTGTGGGACTGTACGCAGTTCGGCATGACGGGGTCCGGGTTGTTCACAACCGGATCCCAAAACTCCTTCTTCAGAGCCTTTACGCTCTTGGATGCGGGAGCGAACTGGGTCATAGCCGTCGGCGATGACGAGAGCCATACCGGCGACGTCGATGAGAAGGTGCTCAGGCATTGGGGCACAGTTACGAAAGCTGGCTCCACAACCCGAGGCGATTGCAACGATTTCGCCATGCTGAGTCATCAGTACTTGTACGACCCTGCCACCGGCCGCAGTCGAGCACGATATCTAAATATTGATAAAATGCTTGGCACAAATCTTCTCTGCGTCAGTCGAGGCGAGGAGATCCCTGACATAGCGGTCGCCGCGCAACTTAGCGTGCTAAAGGACAATGATGAGGCACTCGCGGAATACAAGCGGGTCGCCACACTATTTGGCCGTGGAAAGTGGCGGGCAGAGGTCGATTACAACAAGTTCGAGCTGCCGAATCTTAGCCATGCTTTGAGTGACAGGGTCAACCTTGAAGGCCCTGAGAAATACTACGGAACCAGCATCTCTGGCCCTGCGTACCGTGACGGCGCAGAGCCTAGCGATCTGGCCTAAGCATGCGTGATGCCCCCCCCAAAGTCCCGGGGGGCGGCCTTATGAGGGCCGTCTGACAAAGACCCGTCAGGCGCATTGGGCACCACATGCGTTTCACCATGTGTTTCACCACTGCTAGTGCCGGGCTACAAAGCCCAGTTTGCACTTTTAGCTTTCGCGGATTTTCCTTTTCTCCGCATTTTAAGCCATTTTGGCAGGTACGGCAAAGTCCCGCCGTCGCGGTCTGGGCACCTAAGTTCGCGACCTAAGTCGCGACCTTGGGATTACTTCCCACAACTTTCTGGCTTACAAAGCCAACTGCAATCACGGCTTCCTTCGTGCCGACCATAAATATCACTTGTGACGAGCTTTGCACTTGCCATTGGAGTGATAAGGACGATGATTCTAACAGCGAAGCAGAAAGCCGCCCTGGCTCGCCTGAAGGGCCAGGCCCGCAAGTTAGCGCTGGCTCAGTTTCATCGTCAGCGACAACTTGCCCGCCAGCAACCCGCGGCCATTCTTCAGCCGCGTCCCAGTCAACAACAAAGGCAACCGCCGACAAGG